ACACCTACCTTGCCGTCAGTTCGGCACTCGCTTTGAAGCCGACTGAATCCGTATTCCCCGGACAAAGGTTTGTAGAGGCGGGTCTTGCCCTTGCTGCTGGTCTTGCCAATGTCGCCAAGATTAAGGCTCAACAATTCCAAGGCGGTGCAGGTGCAGGTTCTCCCGGTGCAGACGTAACGGGTGCAGGAGCAAGCGCAGCACCACCGCCCATCTTTGCGAATCCACAAACGACCAACCTCGGCACGGGCGAACTCTCGGCAGGCCAAGGTCAAGGTTCATCACCAATGCGAGCCTATGTCGTGGAACGGGACATCACCCAAAGCACTCGCAGGGTTCGGAGGTTGGAGGAATTTGCAACTCTTGGAGCCTAACCACATCTACCACTATGGAACTACCCATTTACAGGATGACCGTAGACGAGGTCGATGAAGGGGTCCAATTCGTGGCCCTGACCGATATGCCGGCAATCGAACGGCCATTCCAAGCCTTCAGCCAAGCCAAGCAGAAGTTTACCGAAACAGGCGAACGCAGGGTCCTGACTGGCCCTCTCATGCTTGCTGATACCCCCATCTTCCGCAAGGACGAAACCTATGGCGAGTACTACGTTGTCTTTGACAAAGCCACCATCCGCAAAATCGTGCAGAAGTATTTCAAGCAGGGCAACCAGCACAACGTCAATGCTTACCACAATGCTGAACTGGATGGCGTGTTCATGTTTGAGAGTTACATCACCGACTCCGAGCGTGGCATCATGCCTCCCAAGGGCTACGAGGACACCCCCGACGGCTCTTGGTTCGGGTCCTTCAAGGTTGAGAACGACGAAGTTTGGGACAACCGCAACCTGTTCAGGGGTTTCTCCGTTGAGGGCCTGTTCGGGATGGACAAGACCGAATCCGAACTGGAGGTCGCACTCGCTGGCCTCGCTGACGAATTAACCGCTTTTTTGCAACAATTAACCCCCACCTACAAATCCCACTAACTATGAACCTGAAAAACGCAATCGAATCCCTGCGGACTGAACTCCGCAAATTCAGCACCCAAAAGCAGTCCTTTGCCGACTACAAGTTGACCGATGGCACGGTTGTCCGTGTTGACGGGGACCTCGTCGCTGGTACTGCCGTTTACGTTGTAGCCGAAGACGGCACTCTCCCTGCCCCCGATGGCGAACACGTTGTCGAGGGAGTCGGAACTATCAAGACTGAAGGAGGCAAAATCGTCGAGGTCATCGCTGCCGAAGTAGCGACCCCCGAAATCGAGCCATTGCCCGTTGCTGCTGAAATCACACCCGAAGTAGCCGTAGAGGTAACTGAGGAAATCAAAGAAGCCTATCCTGCCATGACCCCCGAAGTTGTTGAGGCCATCGTCGCCAAGCACCTTGGAGCCATCATGGACGAACTCAAGGCTGCCTATGCCGAGATGGGAAAGATGAAAGAGAAAATGTCTGCATTCGCATCGCAGGTCGAAACCATGGCCGATATCGTCGAGAAGGTTTCCGAACTCCCAGCCGAAGCCCCAAAAGCAAGCGGTTCTGCAATCGTTGAGCAACGCAAGGCTCAAGCCTCGCAGAACTTCAACGCTCTCGCACAAGCACTTCAATCACTCAAAAAAAACTAACCCCCTAAACCCCCACTAACCATGGCATACAATTTTGGCAATCTAAACGCCTACACCGACCAAGAGAGGCTCCCTCTCATCACCAAAGCGGTTTTCTCCGCTCGTTCAGCAGCCCTGTTCACCAAGCAGGTGGGCATCAAGTTCGCTGCTGCTCTCAACCTCATGGACACCGATGCAGTTCTGCAAGGCGGAGATGTTTGCGGTTACGCAAGTTCAGGCACAACCACATTCAGTCAGCGTAACATCACCGTTGGCCGTATGAAGGTTCAAGAAACCTTGTGTCCTCGCTCTTTAGAGCAGTACTGGATGCAGACGCAGTTGACTGCTGGTTCTACCTACGATGGCGTTCCCTTCGAGCAGGCTTTCTCGGAGCAGAAGGCTCTCCGCATCGCAGAGGCTTTGGAGAACGCAATTTGGAAGGGCAACACCTACTTTTCAGGCGTTAACCAACTCTTGAACGCTGCATCGGGTTCTACCATCAGCGGCAACACAGGAGCGGTTTCTGCGTCCGTTGGTATCACCACAGGCAACGCAATCGCCATCTTCGACGGCATCTACAACCAAATTCCACAGGCCATCTTGACCAAGACGGACCTCGTAATCTTCTGCGGTTGGGACAACTTCCGTACGTTGCTTGGTGCGTTCAAATCAACCGCTAACGTCCTGTACAATCAAGTTGACTTGGCTGGCCTTGCGGATGGCGACATCATGTATCCCGGCACAAATGTCCGTGTCATCGCAGTTCCCGGCTTGACTGGAACTAACCGCATCGTTTCGTCTTACCTCGGCAACTTCTTCTACGGAACCGACCTTTTGTCCGATGAGGAACAGTTCTCAATCTGGTTCAGCAAAGACAACGATGAAGTACGCTTCCAAGCAGCCTTCAAAGCAGGTGTCCAAATCGCTTACCCCGACTTGGTTGTAGACTTCCGCTTGACCTAATGTGTAGGGGGGAGGGAAACCTCCCCTCGCTTTTTTGTTCTCTTGAAACTTAAAACCCAAACACACATATGTCCTGCTCCTTAACAACTGGCTACGCCCTCGGCTGCCGTGATTCCGTAGGTGGAATCAAAACAATTTACGTCCAAGGCTGGAATGCTACGGGAACCGTTAACACTAACGGCTCTGGTACTGTTACAGGCTTCACGGGTTTCTCTTCGGGTTTCTACGAGTACGACTTGACCAAGGCTACTTCGTCCATGACGGAAACGCTGAACGCAAGCATCGAGAACGGCTCAATTTACTACACCCCTGAGGTTACCTTTACCATCAACAAACTGCAAGTCGCAGTACGCAACGAACTCCGCCTGCTTGCTCGCAACCGCTTGCTGGTCATCGTGCAGGACAACAACAATCGTTACTGGTTGTTAGGCTCTGCCAACGGCTTGGAGGCAACCGCTGGAACCGCTGGAACTGGTACTGCCTTCGGAGATAGAAGTGGCTACGAAATGACGCTGACAGGGATGGAACCCGACCCAATGCTTTTGATTGTGTCAACAACTTTTACACCGTTGGCCGCACAAATCGCAGGTTCGTAGTATCTTTGACTTAGGTTTTCATCATCTGAGGTTTGAGAGGGGCAGTCAGCAATGGCTGCCCTTCTTATTTTTACCCCATGAAGATTTGCATTGTCTATAACGCCCATCCAACCGGGTGCAGTTATTACCGCCTCGAAATGCCGAACGCATACTTGGGCGACAACTACCCGGAGTTTGACTATGTGTGCGTCGAGAACATCACCACGATCAGCGACGAGGGCTTGAAGTCGATTGACCTGTTCCTGTTCAGCAGGCTTTGGTGCCAAGGAACCATGGAGCAGGTGGAGAATGTCTACAAAGCCCTGACCCAATATGGGGCCAAAGTCATCCTTGACTTGGACGATTACTGGGTCCTTGAGAGCGGCCACATCATGTACCGCCACTACCACCAAACCAAACTCGCAGAGGTCATCCGTAAGCACATAAAATTGGCCGATTGGGTTACCTGTACCACCGAGCATCTTGCCTCTCGCATACGGCCTCTAAATGCGAATGTGAGCATTTTGCAGAATGAACCCTACGAAGCCTACCAGCAGTTCATTCCCAACCCCGAAGAAGAACCCGACAAGCATCTCGTCAAGTTCGGGTGGTTCGGAGGTGCGCAGCATGGCGAGGACATGGAACTGCTCCGTGAGGCGATGCAGAAACTACGCTGGGACGCAAACCTTGACGGCAAGTACCGCCTCTATCTCGGAGGATGGAACGACAACAACCCCGTTTATGAGGGCTACGAGAAAATCATCAGCGACCAAGGGAACAATCCGAACTACGGACGCATTCAGGCTGCTGACATCTACTCGTATGTCGGGGGCTACAACTTCGTGAACGTTACCCTTGCACCGCTCCGAGATACCAAGTTCAACAAACTCAAGTCCGAGTTGAAGGTGGTCGAGGCAGGGTGGATGAACAAGGCCATCATCGCATCCGAAACCATCCCCTATACCGACGTAATCAAGCACGGGGAGAACGGGTTTCTTGTTCCTTACAACAAACCCAAGTACTGGTACACGTACATCAAGCAGTTAATCCTTGACCCCGACCTTCGCAAAGCCTTGGCTGATAACCTCACGGCTGACATTAAAAAGCAGTTCAACGTGGTCGAAACCGCCAAGAAGCGGGCCGAACTATACAGGCAGATTGGGCGCAAATTGTGAAATTCGGGGGCATCGCACATTTAC